TCCTGAGCGTTTGAACTGAAACCTTTAGCAAAACAATCAGACTACCACATCAAATTTTCCATGCAATTTTAACTTTGCCGTGTCCAACATGAATAGATTCAATCAGGGTATCGACCACGGTTAATTTATCGTCGATAGATATATCGTTCCATTTGCTCATGTAATCGCTGATGACACCAATGTTTTGTCTGTCATACATTTCGGCTGACATCTGAGCGATTTTTTCTTTTACCGTTTTCTTCTCTTCATCGAGTGCGTCAATGCGCTCATTGATATATTCCATTGTCGCTGTGCTTGCAGACATGATTTTGTCTATAAGCGTAGCGATTTCTTTTTCGATTTCTTCTGCCCGGATTTTCAACTTGGTAAGCTCAATGGGGTCTCCGTGTTTCTCTTTATAAGAGAGCTTGTTAAACTCTTTGAGCTTGCGGGACATCTCGTCAAAGACGATGTCTTCAATTCCAGCCGCCTGTATTGCGCCTACACCATCGCAGGAGGCGGAGACATACTTGCTGTTGCAGATGTAGTATCTTGCGTCTGCACTGCGCTTACGGGGATAGGATTTCAGGGAGAGGGCGTGACCACAATCAATACACTTGATTTTACCGGCAAGCCATGTGTTCTTTGCTTTTACTGGTTTGGCTATCTGGCGCACATTCAGGCACTTGCGTCTGCAACGAATCCATGTGTCAGCGTCGATGCAGCCTGCGTGCGGAGCAAGAACAAGAACATGACCGTCAAGAGAAATGCTCTTGCGTTTGGCCGCCTTGTTCCCTGTGTACAGATAGGCTCCGTTTGTTCCAATGAACTGAGAAATATCGTTGATGATTTCGGTTCCTTGTCCGTGGAAGAATTCAAAAATAGAAGCGTCTGCTTTCGCGTACACAGGGTTTGTAATAATATCTCGGATACGCATACGACTGAAGTTTTGGCCGTCAGGATTTTTAATCCCGTTCTGACTGAGGTAGCGCACCACATCTGCAAAGGAGACCTGCGGCATGGCGTACAGAGAAAAGATAAGCTGAACAACCTGTATCTGTTCTGGAATGGGTTTATACATACAGGTCTTGATGCCCTCCATAACTGTGTTCTCCAGTTCAAACCCGTAAGGGACTCTGCCGCCCATGTAAAAACCTTTTCTGCTGCGGGAGCGATAAGCATCTATGACACGCTGCTGAATCGTCTCACGCTCAAGCTGGGCGAACACCATGACTATCATCAGCATGGCCTTGCCAATGGGCGTCGAAGTATCAAAGCGCTCTGTGATAGACACGAACTCAACACCGTATTTTTGCAGTTCGCTGATAACATTTGCAAAGTCAAGAACGGAACGGCTGATTCGGTCAAGACGGTACACAATAATTCGTCTTACGCCGCCAGCACGAACGGCGGCCATCATATCCTGAAAGTCAGGGCGCTCTGTGTTCTTGCCGCTATACCCCTTGTCTCGAAATACCCTGTGCGGGTTGTTTCCCACCTCTCGCAGGCACAATTCAATTTGGCTCTCAATAGAGATGCTGTCCTCTTTGTCAACAGACTGTCTTGCGTAAATTAAATCTTCCATCGGTATCCTCCGTCTTATTTCTTTTTCGGTGTGTATTTGCTAAAGACGGCATACAAGGTCTTTTCAATCTCGTCCTTCTGCTCCTGTCGGTCGTCTTTATGTATAACTGGCGTGAGGTTGATGATGGTATAAATATCGCCGTCATATACGGCGTTGACTTTTTCTTCGGTATATTTCTTTGCGGCTATGATGACCAACCTCCTTGTTGGCGTAAAAAATAATGGGGCTGGCTTATTATCACCAGCCCCATTTCCACTCAATGTGCGTAGGGTTTCGTTATGATTTGCTGTCAGTAGAGCCCATACCGCCGTTTCTGACGCCTGTTGCATTGTCGGAGTATGTTACCCCATAAGGAATGAAAATCGCCTGTAGGAAGCCGCTACCGGCCTCTACGGTAAGTGTTTTGCCTGCATGATTGTCGTTCGTGATTTTAGCGAAGATGTGCCCCTCGTTATCTGAGTAGTAATAGTCGCTGTCAATCACGCCCATCGTGTTATCCAATTGCAGGCGGTACTTGAAGCCAAGCCCGCTGCGAGGCAAACACCCAAGCCACCAGCCCTCATCGACCTTGACCCGAATACCGGTGGGGATTTTGATGGTATCACCGGTCTCCAATGAGAAGGAGAACGGCGCTTTGAAGTCATAACCGGCAGAACCGGATGTGGCTCTGGACGGAAGCTGGAGAGCCTCCCATGACTTCTTGATGTTCTCCTGCAGAGCAGGAGTCATTTCCTGCCCTTTATAAAATTCATCTTTGATAGCTTCGTAGTACTGCTCAAAGCTGACCTTTTCAAACTCACCGACTCTATTCATTCCTCAACCTCCTGCGTGTAACCAAGTGCGTCCATGTCTGCATGGAACAGTTCCCAGAATCCATCAATCCGAGGGTCTTCAACGGAGTCGATGAGACCGGTACGAAGTAGCGCAAGACACGCAATACCTTTGGGCGTCAGCTGATACACGGCATCGTCATCGTCTTCATCCGGCTCTGCACAGTCGCAGCATTCGCAATCGAGGTCACAGTCATCATCGGGATAAGGTGTCTCCGTAACACTCTGGCTCTTGATTTTACCGTCTTCATCGTACTCGGTATATGTAGTAATGATTTTCTTAGTCATGTAGTTCCTCCTGCATGGATTTGATAATGGTGTCAATGGTGTGAGCGATGCGGATAAAGTCTTCGGCGGTATAACCCTTAGTCGTCATAGCTGCTGTCCCGATACGAACACCGGAAGTCTGCTGTGGTGAGCGAGTCTCATTTGGCACGCAGTTTTTATTGAGGGTAATACCATGCTTGTCCAGCTCATCCTGTACCGCTTTGCCGGTCAATCCTGTTTCCGTCAGGTCAAGCAGGAACAGATGATTGTCCGTGCCGCCTGTGACAACCTTGTAGCCCATCGAGATAAACGCATCGCACATCGCTTTACAGTTACGCACAACGGCGTGGATGTAGTTCCTGAACTCATCTGTGCAAGCCTCTTCGGCTGTTACCGCCTTGCCAGCGATGATATGCTGCAATGCCCCGCCCTGACAACAGGGGAAGACTGCGCTGTCGATGCGCTTGGCAAGTTCCGGTTTGCAGAAAATCAGACCGCCCCTTGTGCCACGCAGGGTTTTGTGTGTCGTGGTAGTAATGATGTCGGCAAGCCCGAATGGGGACGGATGGTCGCCAGCCGCTACAAGTCCTGCGATATGTGCCATATCCACCAGCATATAGCACTCGTTCCCTGTCTGCCTTTTATAGCAGTCAATAACATTTCTGAAGGTGTCAAAGTACAGGGTGCGGCTATATGCCGAAGCCCCAATGACCACAAGCTTTGGATTGAATTTATAAAGCTTGTCGATGAAATCGTTTGTATCAATCCACCCGGATTTGTTTGCTCCATAGTGGATGAAGTTAAAAACCTTACCACTGATATTCACCGGAGAGCCGTGGGACAAATGTCCGCCGTTATCAAGACTCATAGAAAGGACGGTATCTCCGGGTTTCAGTACGGACAAATATGCTGCGATATTTGCATTCGTGCCGCTGTGCGGCTGCACATTGACATGATAGTCAGTCTGAAACACCTTCTGCCACATTTCACAGCAGTACTCCTCCAACTCGTCTACATACTGGCATCCGCCATAGTACCTGCCACGGTTTCCTGAGCGATGCGCAGCAGGGTATCCTTCTGAATACTTGTTGGTCAGGCAGGAACCGACTGCTCGCATGATGCTTTCGCTTACGAAGTTCTCGCTGGCTATCAGTTCGACAGTCGTATCCTGTCGGTGCTGCTCTTTTGCAATAAGGTCAAATACTTTTGACTCCAATTAGTACCTCCCGGTTACTCAACACAGTTTGGGCAGACCATCCTGCCCTCTGGAATTACGGCACCACAGCAAATGCAATGGTCTGCATTTTCAGCGGCGGGCTTATCCTTAATCTTGATGTACAGTCCGCAATGACAGGCACCTTCCTCCATCTCGCGGAACTCTTTACACATACACTTGGTGTCCTCACTTCTCACAATAGCGCACGGACAAAACCCGTTGTTGTCTTTTAGCGCCTTGCGCATATGAGCGACGAAGTCTTTGTCAGGGTTGATGTTGATTTGCATATTCGTTGTTCCTCCAGAACGGCCAGAATACATTGGCCGCATACTGATTGTCCGAGGCAAGCTCTACGCCAAGCACAGGGTCAAAACGGTGTGGCTTGTTCGGGATATAGCGTCCGAACTTTACGAAGACATTTTCGTAAAGGGAAAGGGTGTGAAGCTGCTCTGGGATTTCTTCGGGATAATAACCGGTATAGATGACAACATCATCTTCACAATCATAGGTATCACGAATCAAATCCAGAAATGTGAGGAGTTCCTCGAACTGTTCCATCGGTTCAAGCCCACCGAAAACGATTGCCTTAGTAAGAGGATTTGTCAGATACCGATGGCAGAGTTCATTATCGTCAATCGTGATGGGGGCGCAAGAGCGCCACCCATCATTTTGGCAAACAGAGAGAGGGATACCAGCCTCGATACAGCACTTGCCACCGCAGGAAATCGTACCGATGAACATGGCTGGTTTCTTGTAATTGGTGAAGTCCTCATCGACTACTGTCTTTACCCTCATTCGCTCATTGCCTCCGCATAGGTGTACCACTGTCTCGTGTTGAACTCACGGAAGCGGTCTTTGGAGTAAGCGCGTGACGGGACGAGATAGCCAACGATGCGCTGGTATGTATCGAATACAGGCTCACCGCATACCGGGCAATGGTCTGTACCTACGAAACCGTGATGATTTTTGCACTCATTGATACGGGTGTTAAATGCAAAGTAGATAACGCCGGACTGTGCAATCTTGTTAAGCATCTCCCATGCCATATCCGTATTGGGGAAATTCGACTCCAGATTGATATGGGCGATACTGCCGCCGGAACACTTCTCGTCCAGAATGGAGCTGAGTCGGAGCTTTTCCTGAATGGTGCATTTGGCCGACAGAGGAATCCACTGATTGGAGTAGATGAATTTATCGTTGTGGTCGTACAGGACATTGTCTTTCTGACACAGAATAACAGCGGCACGCTCCGCAGGAACGCTCTCAATGTTGAAGGAATATTCGTCAGTGAAGTTATCCTTGACTTCGTTGAGCACCTCAAAGATTTTGCTTGCGAAAGCGACGCCATCATCGGTATAGCTGATATAACCGAACTCATCCGTCTTTGTATAGCCGAAAGCTTCGATTACCTCATACAGGCCGAGGATACCCATCGTGCAGTACTGCTTGTCCATCTCTACGGCGCCTTCCTGATAGTTGGGAAGCAGACCCTTTTCGATGTTCCGGCGGATAATATGCCGCACGGTATCAAGGGTTTTACAGCACAGCAGCGCACGCTTTTTAAGAAGAGTCAGATACTTTTTCTCATCGCATTCCGTTTCCAGCGCAATCCGCATCAGGTTGATGGTATTGACCTTGACAGAGCCGATAGAAAGCGCCGTACCGCCGATGGAGTTGATGAAAGCATTAAGCTTTGAGGTATCTGACAGCAGGCGGCAGCAGTTGGAAAGCGTGTTCACATCGCCGCTGATGAAGAAGTTACTGTCATTCCATGTGGTGTTGTGGTCGCTGCACCATCTGGCAAAGTTCTCATCCACAAACTTCCCATCACGGTATAGAAGACTATAAGTCAACACCGGGAAGGTGAACATATTCTCGCTTCGGATTTGCGAAACGACCTCCATGAAGAGTTTCTGATGTTCAATCAACTCTTCCACACAATCAATGACATAACTGCCGTCCGGATACTGTACGCCGCCGAACAGAGCCTCGATATAATTACGGTCAAAGATAGACACATTGACAAAGGCAGTCTGGTCGATGCGCATGAACGGCTGATTGAGGCGGTAGATAAACTTCTGGAAGCACTGTTTAATGTAATATTCCGGGTCTTTGATGAAGTGACCGCTTTCGCAGTCCTTTTTCCAGAAGTAATATGTCCAAATCAGGACATTGGGGATACCCACAGCGCCGGAACTGCGGTTGCTCATGTAGCTGATATACTCGATTACATCATCCATGAAGGTGGTGAGGTGCTTGGGCGCCTGGTTGTTGTAATTTTTCAGGAAGAAAAGCCCCTCGGTCGCCAATCTGGACAGGTCATAGGCGTAACAATACGGCAGATAGGTGGAAGTTGAGGCATCATGCAGATAAAAGCCACCATTATATTCTGTTTCCAGCCACTCTTTTGCCGTGCGGAGGTTGTACCTCTTCTTCATTTCATAGAAAATCTTGTTGAAAGCGAACAGCTTGTCGTGGGATTTTCCTTTTTCATTCAAGAGACTACGGATATCCTTATTAGAGGCGTTTGCATTGGCATCAATGGTCACATCAGCTACATTCTTATCAATAAAGCCATCGATGAAGTCAGAGAAGTTCAACTGGGTTTCATGGAAACCGTTAAGAAACTCGAAATCCTCACCATAACGCTCATTAAGAGCTGCCATTGCCTTTTCAAAGTCTCGGTTCATTTTGAGTGGAATGTTCATTTGCTCCTGTCCTCCTCCTTTTAATGTTGATTAACCCACTGGTTTGCTGTTTGGAAGTCAAGAAGTTCTCCATCCACACTTAGAACAGGAACTTGTACGATTCCGAGCGACAGCATTTCGTCCACAGTATTGTTTTCTGTGTACGCAATACCCTTTTCTTCTAATTTATGCTTGAGCACCTTACACTTGGGACAACCGGTTGAATACAGAATGATTTTCAATGCGGTTCAGACCTCCTTTGAGCCTTAAAGCAAGCCGCTGATACGGCTTTAGTTGGATATGCAGGACTTCTTCGGCGAAAGCGGCGGGGTCATCCTGCCATTTTGATATGGAATCAGCACAGGCAAGCGCTTGAATGGCGGAATAAGCATCACTCCACGAGTTGACACGGTACATTCCGTTTTTATCTGCGTCATAATAGCGGTTGTGTGGAGCTGTCATGAGGATTTTGAAGTAATCTCCGCCCTCCAGATTGTGAATGCCATCATCTATCAGCACATCGCCCTTGATAAGCTGCTTGTGGGCCGTGATGATAACATCATTCCATGTCAGAAATGGAAAGTAGCGGAATAATACCTGCTCCATTTTGGCAGCCAGAGTTTGATAGTTCGATGTGGTTACAATCAGCACAGTGTGTCCATCTGCAATCAGTTTTTGCAGCGCCTCTGACGCACCTTTCATCGGTTTGACCCAGTTCCAAAAGGCATCCTCAAACAACGGCGCATACACCTGTTCTTTTGTAAGGGTTGGGAACGCCTTTGAAATATCCCAATCGGTAATATCCGAGAGGCTGGTACTGGTTTGATGCCGTGCATTCAGGTAATCGACCCAAGCTTCGGCAAGGTTCTCGATAGTATCATCCATGTCAATAAGAATTGTCAGATGACGCATATCACACCCCCTTACAGCTCATCGAATGTTGTCTGGTGAAAGCCAGTGTAATCTGTAAGCCATGCAATGACACGCTCTTGCAGGTCTTTCAGCGTGCCATCATTGACAATCCAGTAGTCCGGCGTTGTATTGTCGAGTGCAGTCTCTGATGGATGTGCCTGCTGTTCTTTGGACAGCGGACTCGTGAAGTTCTTCCTCACAACACGCAGATGAACCATATCAAGCCCGGCACTCTTAATGCGGTCAATCTCGTTGGGGAATCGGCAGTCGGGGATGAGCAGATAATCCCATGTATCAGGAAAGAGCTCTGCCATTGAGATAATGAAATCGACCCAGAAATCAGGCTTCTGTGTGCGGATGACATCTGTTCCGACATACTGCAGAATGTGGCGTCCGGCATCATCCTTCTGCCCGTTCCATCCAAAAAACTGCTTGCATATGTATTTGAGCAGGTCTGCATAATGAGCGACCTGTACCTTATAGCCGTCTGCCTCCAACGCAGATTTCAGGAACCCTGCTGTTGTATCCTTTCCATGCTGCGCTTTGCCTGAGATAGCAATAATTTTCACGGCATCAGCCTCCTTTTTTCTTTGTTGTGTACTTGCAGAAACAATCGATAGCCTGCCGTACATTGATGGAGCCCTCCGGCGGCCTCCACATATGTTCCTTGCCATAATAGATTTCCCTTACCTTGCAGTATGCTGCGACAATCGGTTTGTCCGGGTCATCGACTTGGTGCTCACATATGATTGCAACCGCACTCTTCCCAACAGTGGTAAAGTCATCCACCATTCTTTCAATGGCAAGTCTTTGTCCATAAGGGACAGCGGCGCCACGGTGCTTAACTTCAAGGATTATGTATTCACGATTACGCAGCTCAATCAACCCGTCGATGTCGGTCGGGTAGATACCACCCTCAAGCTCCAGGCCTTTGAAGTCAATGAGCTGGCGCATCTTTTTAGGGTTTCGTATTTTGCTTTTCATAGCATCACTCTTTGTGCGGCATCTTACCGCAGGACTTTTTCTCTTTGCAGAAGCCCATGTACTCACACTTTGGCATGAAGTAGTGGTCAACCAGATACGCCCACTCTTCCGAATACGCACGAAGAGCATTGCACACATCGTCAAAAAGCTTTCGATACTCATGATAAGCGCGGGAGCACATTCGCTGATGGGACATATCCATGAGGTTTCTGGCGTTATGCTTGCACACGATACGGGTAGTCATTCCCAACGGCAACAGCAGTGCTGTATCCTCACGGGGAACACCGAACGCATCCAGTGCAGTAAGCGCATTTTGGAGAATCGTCATGACTTTCTTGTACCCGGCTGACGCCGCCTCGTCCTTTTCGATGCTGGGCGGTACGACATAATCAAAGCCATGCTCATAATCGATATATCTTGTGCTTGCCTGCAACCTCGTAGGCGAACCACCGATGTGGGTGTACCACTCACGAATGACTCGTGCGGAGTAGCCATCGAGAATCATATAGGCATCGGGGAACTCGAAAGTTCTTCCGTGTTCACTCTCAAGACAGTCAATACCTCGACGATAGTTTTTCTTTTGGTCGGAAATATCGGCGCCCCAGCAGACACCGGCCTCCGTTCCAATCATGGTGATTGGTTCTTTACAGGTGAAGTCCTGCACAATTACTTTACCCATTGGCACCCTCCTTTTACGCCTGCTGCAGGTTCTGCTTGATTGTGAATCCATCAAGAAACTCATCCATTGCCCTGGTGTCTCCGGCGGACAGTTCCGCATCTTCTTTGGCACGCTTCTTTTTTCTTTTGCCACTGCCCGTGAGCATATCGAATACGCTGTGGTTGACCTCTGCTGCATCTACATGAAAAGTAACCGTAGGGTTGTAATTCCATGTGACCGGGTTTGCCCAGTACCGCTGCCAGTAGTTATCGGTTACGGCTGTAGTTGTTTCAGCCGGGGTATAGTAGACCGTATAGGGGTTTACGGTAGCAGTTGTAGCAGCGGCTTGCGCAGTGGCGACACGCATGGTCTCAGCCGCAATATTTCCGGCGTCGATAGCTACTGCGTCCAGTCTGGTAGTGCGGATATGTGCATCAAAGCGGACAGTCATGCCTGTATCTGTGAACTGAACAGGGTCACGACTGGCAAGCCGGAACACCCGGTTCTCTTCATCGACAACAATGATGTCATCCAGTGCCATGCCCGGATGGTAGGTCATCCCAAGAACCGCAGGCGAGACCATCGTGCGTTCAGTCGGCTCGTTGATAATCGCAATACGGTAGCCATAAAGGAATCCGTAGTGGTCGCCGTCTCTGTTGGCGTGAATGTCTGTGGTGGCAAGAAGCTCTCGATAAAAATCCGCTGTCATAATGAGGACGATTTCGTCTTGCGCACAATAAGTCCTCACACGCTCTGCCTCTTGCAGAGCGTTATCAATGTATCCCTGAAATTCTGCTCTATCCATTCTCAGCTTACCTCCTCAATGGGTGACACGGTACACATGGCAACGACCTTGTCGAAGCAGTCACAGCAAAACTGGAGATGAACCTTGTCGCCGTCATGAACACTGCCATAACCGATTCTTGTATGTATTGTGAAGTTCTCCTGCCGGTCAAAGAAATCAAGTTCTTTGCCGCAGAGATTGCAGACCCGCTTGTCTTGCAAAATTTGCACCTCCATGCTTATAAAATCCATGTTTTATATGTAATCAAATAACCTGCTGATACGCTGTCAGCGTGTAATACTCGCCGTCTCTCTCATAGCCTTTGCAGTAGATGATGTCACCTTCTTTGACAGGCTCCTTATCAAAGACTCTGTTGAAGACAGTGAACCGGCTTTCCTTACCGCTGCCGATAGATTTTGTGAACAAGCTATACCCGAACTGCTTATTGTCATGCTTACGGTACAAGGGCTTAATATCCGTGATATAGAGTTTGCGCCGGTCGGCCTCGTTACCGGACACATAACCGATGTAGCCCATAACATCATAGAAGTTGCGCACCTTAATGAGGTCGCTCAAATCATCCATCCCTGCGGCTTTGATAACTGTTTCTGCCTCGCGCAGGATAGATGCGACATCCAGAAGCGTATAACTCTTTGCGATACCACCCGACTTCGTCACACCAACTGCATACCGCTTGACGATTTCCTCCAGCGGCGTTCCGTCTACATCGCTTTTCCGTATCTGCTTGGCTTGTCCTTTCTTGAACATCTCGGAAAACAAGCTTGTCATGCGAAGAAGTTCACGCTGATTGCCAAAGTCAGAGAAGAAATCCAACTTAATAAGGATGTCAAGTTGTCTGGAGTTGATACTGGTCTTTTCGTCCAAGTCCTTGAGCAAGTCCATGAAGTAAGAGTATTTGTTTCTGGCAAGGTCATAGAGTTCATCGGCAAGGTTGGCACTCATATACTTGATGGAGGTAAGCCCCTTTGCGACGATTCTCTTTTCCCGGTCGAAGAAATACTCGCCTCTGGACAATCCCCACTTTGGCAGTGTGACACGAATACCTACACTGGTTGCGTAGTTGGTAATGGCGGCGGTCTTATCCATGTTGTCGCCAAAGATATTGAGCGCAGCTGTGAGGAACTCCAACGGATAGTAGTAACGCAGATATCCGCAGATATACCCGATGGAAGAATAGGCATCAGAGTGGTTCCATGAGAAGCCGTAGGCGGAAGCATCCAAGATGATTTGCAGGAACGGCTTGATGATTTTCTCACACTGTTCCGAAGTCATGCTATATTGTTCCGAACAATAGGCAACGAACCGTTCCTCAATCTCAGGAAGCAGCGTCTCTGTGCCTTTTTTCTTTGCAATAGCCCGGCGTACATTATCGGACTCCGCCGCAGAATAACCGCAGAACTTAACAAGGAACTGCATGATGGTCTCCTGCATGGCGATGCGTCCGGCTTCGGGGGACAGGAATTCATTCAACGCATCAAAACCGTTATCGTAAAACTCGCCCTTCGCAACGCTGTCACGAAAACTGGCGCAGGCAGGGCGGAGAAGTCCGTTGCCAAAGGACATCCATTTCAGCATGGAGAAGTTCGGAATTTTAGAGCGAGCCGTTTCCAGTGTGCTGTCCGACATGAACTGCCGGAGATAATGCTGTGCGCTGTCTGACTC